GCGATGCACAGGGATTGAGAGATGTTAGACCAGATAGAACTGAAAATGAGGTATTAATAGTTTTAATACCTAATCCTTTTGAAACTATATCTGCTAGTTCTGGTATAATCAATGTATCTGAACAGGGACATGGAAGATCAACTGGGGACACAGTTAGATTTAGAGGTCCTATATTTACAACATCTGATTCAGATGGTTTTCAAAATCCAAATAATTTTGATGGTATTACAGGATCAAACATTGCAAAATCTGCGGGGTATTCTATTACTGTTGGTAAAAGAGATTCTAGCGGAACCATAACTAACACAGAAAATTTCTACCACTTTACTGTTGATACAGATACTGCTACAACAGGTGGTATATCAGGAGGAGGCAATAGTTGTTCGGCTGGTCCAGCAACATTGACAGCATAATATGGCAGGATTAAGCGCATCAGGATTAAAAACACAAATAAGAAGCTACACAGAAGTTAGCTCTACTGTTTTATCAGACAGTGTTTTAGAGAATATAATACTAAACGCACAATATAGAATTTTTAGAGATGTGCCAATTGATGCCGATAGAAAGACATCAACAGGTAATTTTACGTCTGGAACAAATAACGTGACAGTTCCTGCAGGAGCTGTATTTGTTAGAGCAGTGCAAGTTTATACTGCAACTGGATCTACTTATACGGGTGCTAATACATATTTAGAAAAAAAAGATATTACATTTTTAGAAGAGTATATTTCAGCAGCCACATCTACTGGAACACCAAAGTATTATGCAATGTTAGATACAGGAGCAACTGGAGAAAGTTCATCAAACTCTGGATCCATAGTTGTATCACCAACACCAGGTAGCACCTTTGCATATAAAATTCATTACAATGCAGTGCCGAGTATATTTGAAAATAATGATACTAATTATATTAGTATGAATTTTCCAAATGGTCTGCTATATTGCTGTTTAGCAGAAACCTATGGTTTCTTAAAAGGACCAGCGGACATGTTAGCTTTGTATGAACAAAAATACCAACAAGAAGTACAAAAATTTGGAGGAGAGCAAATAGGTAGAAGACGAAGAGATGACTACACAGACGGCACAGTCAGAATACCAGTTAACTCACCTACACCTTAAGGATTAAATTATGGCATCAACATTTTCAGATCTTGGTATAGAACTAATGGCAACCGGCGAAAATGCCGGTACATGGGGGACAAAAACAAATACCAACTTACAAATAGTAGAAAAATCAATTGCTGGTTATGTAGAGCAAGCAGTAACTAGTGGTGGCACAACTCAATTAACTATTACAGATGGAGATGCAACAGAATCAACATCAGTTGCAAGACATGCTGTTATAAAACTGACAGGAACAATAACAGGTAATTCTATTGTAACTGTACCAGACTCAATAGAAAAAGTTTACATTGTAACTAACGGTACATCTGGTGCGTATACTGTTCAATTTAAAACAGCATCAGGAACTGGTATTACTTTTGGAGTATCAGAAAAAACTACAAGATTAGTTTATTCAGATGGAACAAATCTTGTTGATGCAGGTTTTGGTGGTGCAACTGATATGGAGGGAAGAGAATTAGTTTTAGATGCTGATGGTGATACAACTATTACAGCAGATACAGATGACCAGATAGATGTTAAAATAGCTGGCGCAGACGATTTTCAATTTACAGCAAATACTTTTACAGCGCAATCTGGAAGTAGTATTGTTGTACCAGAGGGTGGACTTACCTTCGGAAGCACAGCGATTACTTCAACTGCAGCAGAACTTAATTTATTAGACGGAGTATCAGGATTAGTACAAGCAGACTTAACTAAACTAGCTGCACTTGACGCGACAGCAGCAGAATTAAATATAGTTGACGGTGGAACGTCAGCCACATCTACAACAGTTGCAGACGCAGATAGAGTTGTTTTAAATGACAACGGCACTATGGTGCAAGTCGCAGTCACAGATTTAGCTGCATACTTTGACGATGAAATTACAGCAATGCCAAACCTTACATCGGTTGGTACACTTACAACTTTAACAGTTGATAATATAATTATAAATGGAACTAATATAGGTCATACATCTGATACAGATGCTATAGCTATTGCCTCTGATGGTAATGTAACAGTGTCACAAAATTTAACTGTAACTGGAGATCTTACAGTATCTGGTGATGATATTACTATGGGCACAAATACTGCAGGTCATTTATTAATTGCAGATGGTACAAATTTTAACTCAGTATCAATTACATCTTTATCAGAAATATCAACAGCTGCTAGTGATGACGTTTTACTTGCAGTGGATACTTCAGGTGGTGGTCTTAAAAAAATTGCAAGATCTACAGTTGTTGCGGGACTTGCAACAGATAGTGCAATATCTAATATAGTAGAAGATACTTCACCACAATTAGGTGGTAACTTAGATACTAATTCACAAAATATTTTAATAGACGATGCACACTTTATTGCAGATGAAAACGGTAATGAACAAATTATATTTCAAACAACTAGTTCAGCAGTTAATCAATTTGATGTAACAAATGCTGCAACAGGAAATCCACCATCTATACAAGCTACGGGTGGTGATTCTAATATTGATTTTAACATAGGTGCAAAAGGCACTGGTCATGTAACTGTTCTTGGTAATACAAATCCAGGTACAATTCAATTTAATTGCGAACAGAACTCCCACGGGGTGCAGTTAAAAGGACCTGCACACTCAGCAAGTAGTTCAGCTGTACTAACTTTACCAACCGCAACAGGAAATATAATTGGAAGTGGTGATACAGGAACTTTACCTGTGGCAGCCATTGATATTGATGGTGCAACAGATATTGGTGCAGCTATTGTAGATGCAGATTTATTGATAGTTGATGATGGTGCTGGTGGTACAAATAGAAAAACTACTGCAGCAAGATTAAAAACATATTTTACAAGTGGTGTATCTTCAGCAGCAGATGACATAACAATAGGTGATGCAGCAGTTACTCTATCAACTTCATCTGGTAATATTACAATTGATGCTACAGCAAACGATACAGATATTATATTCAAAGGAACCGATGCTACGGCTGATATTACTATGCTTACTCTTGATGGTAGTGATGCTGGTTCTGCTACATTTAATGATAAAGTTATTGTTGGAGATGGTAAACTAGTTCTTAACTCAACAGCAGTTACATCAACAGCAGCAGAACTTAATATACTTGATGGTGTAACAGCTACTGCTACAGAAATAAATAAAATAGATGGAGATACATCAGCTACATCTACAACAGTAGCTGATGCAGATAGAGTTCTATTAAACGATAATGGTACAATGGTTCAAGTGGCTGTTACGGATCTTGCGGCATATTTTGATGACGAGATTACTGCTATGCCTAATCTTACATCTGTTGGAACACTTACGACTTTAACTGTAGATAATGTAATTATTAATGGAACGACAATTGGTCATACAGACGACACTGATTTAATTACAATCGCTGATGGTATAGCAACAGTTGCGGGTGAGATATCTGTAACAACACTAGATATTGGCGGAACTAACGTAGCTGCAACAGCAGCAGAATTAAATATTGTGGATGGTAACACATCAGCAACAAGCACAACTTTAGTTGACGCAGATAGAGTTGTTGTTAATGATAATGGAACAATGGTCCAAGTTGCAATGACCGATGTTAAAACATATATTGGTGGTGGTACATCTTGGCAAGCAGTTAAGACAAGTAATTTTACAGCATCAGCAGGTCAAGGTGTTTTTGCAAATACAACATCTTCAGCATTTACAGTTACACTCCCAGCTTCACCAGATTTAGGTGATGAAGTATCTATTGTAGATTATGCAGGAACATTTGATTCTAATGCATTAACAATAGGAAGAAACTCATCAAAAATTTTTGGAGCAGAGGAAGATTTAGTAGTGTCAACAGAGAGAGCAGCATTTACTTTAGTATTTACTGATTCTACTCAAGGTTGGCTATTCAAGAATGATTAATAGGAGTTTGAATGGCAACTTATAGAGATGTTCAAGGTTATAGGGTTAGAAAAGTAAATTCTGATCCTGATAACGCAAAAGTTGGACAAGTTTGGTATAATAGTATATCCCAGCAAATTAAGGTTAGAGGTTTTAGAGCAGCTGCGTGGTCAGCTGGTGGTAATATAAATAACGTTAGATTTCAAGGTGGCTATGCAGGAATACAAACTGCAGCATTATATGCTGGAGGTTATGATGTTTTTTCAGGTGCAGAAGCTAATTCTGAAGAATATAATGGAACTAGTTGGTCTGAAGGTAATAATATAAATAATACTCGTTGGTCAGCTTATGGTGGAGGAACACAAACCGCAGCTTGGATAGCTGGTGGATTTAATCCTAGTAAATCTGGATTTCAACACGGAGAAACAGAAGAGTATAATGGAACATCATGGACTGAATCTGGAGACTTAAATACAAAAAGATCAGATGGAGATGGTTTTGGTATACAAACTGCAGGTGTACTAGTTGGTGGCGGAGGTTACGGACAAAGTCCATCTGGGCCATTTGCTAATGTAGAACATTATAATGGTACATCATGGACAAATGCAACAGCTATACCTTCTGCTAATTTATATGGAATGGGCACAGGAACTCAAACAGGTGGTTTATTTTGTGGTGGTGTAGTTCCAGGTTCAACAGCTGCAGTAACAACTACATTAGAATATAATGGTAGTAGTTGGACATCTACTGGTGCTTTAGGAACTGCTAAAAAAAGAGCTGCATTGTGTGGAACACAAACCGCAGGATTTATATTTAGTGGTGCGACAGGCCCTGGAAATAGTCTTAGTCCCGTTGCTCAAGAATACGATGGATCTACATGGTCAGCTCAACCTGCAGAATTATCAAATAATCATTACGAAAAGAAAGGTGTAGGAACTACAAGTGCTGCTTTAGGTTTTGCTGGATATTTTAGTACAGCAACAGAAGAATTTTTATCTGAAGAAACTTCAACAAAAACTATAGATGTATCATGACGGATTATAAAACAATTAAAGGCAAACGAATTAAAACATTTGCAACTGATCTTAGTAATGAACAAGCAGAAGGACAAATATTTTTTTCTAATTCTGAAAATCCTGATAAATTAAAAACAGTTGTAGCTAGTGCTGCTTGGCATAGTGGTGGGCCTTTAATAACAGCTAGAAGACAAATGGGAGATGCAGGAACACAAACAGCGGGTTTAGCTTTTGGTGGAAACCCTGGATATCTAGCTAAGACAGAAGAATATAATGGATCTGGTTGGGCAAATGGTGGAGATCTGGGAACTGCTAGAAGAAGTTTAGCAGGTTGTGGCACTCAAACAGCGGGACTTGGTTTTGGTGGATATGCAACTCCAGCACCTGGTTTAAAAAATGAAACAGAAGAATATGATGGATCTTCTTGGTCTGAACAAAATAATTTAAATACAGCAAGATTTGTTTTGGCAGGAGCTGGAACACAAACTGCAGGATTAGCTTTTGGTGGTGAAACCAGTACCGACCTTGGAAATACAGAAGAATATAATGGTACTAGTTGGTCAGAACAAAATGATATGTCTACAGCAAGAAGGGAACTAGCAGGAGCAGGAATTCAAACTGCAGGTTTAGCTTTTGGCGGTAAAGCATCAACAACTAATTCAGCAGCGACAGAAGAATATGATGGTTCATCTTGGACAACTGGAGGAACTATGAATACAGCTAGACCTAGTTTAGCAGGGGCAGGAATACAAACATCAGCTTTAGCTTTTGGTGGATCACCTTCTACAGGAGCAACAGAGCAGTATAATGGTACGTCTTGGAGCACATCACCAGCAACTCTAGGAACAGCAAGATATCAATTAGCAGGAGCTGGAGCAAACAATACCGCAGCCGTAGCTTTTGGCGGAACAACACCAGTAACTTCATCAACAGAAGAATTTCATGTAACAGTAAACACAATTACAGCTGGAGCATGGTCCAGTGGCGGTAACTTACCTAGTAATAGAGGGGACAATAACACTAATGGAATACAAACAGCCGTTGTTTCGGTTGCAGGATATACTACAGATAGAATAAATACAGTTGATGAGTATAATGGTTCATCCTGGACTAATAGTAGTAATTATCCCATATCTGTTAATAGACATGCTGGAGCAGGCATACAAACAGCTCAAGTAACTTTTGGTGGTAGAACAGGTAGCGGCTCTGATAATGGAGTTACAACAACAGCAGAGTATGATGGATCAAATTGGACAAGTGGTGGTGCTTTACCAGCGGGAAAACAAGGACATGGTGGTTTTGGAACTCAAACAGCAGCCGTAGCAGCAGGTGGAAGAAATGATTCAACTTATTTTAATACTGTTGAAGAATATAACGGTACATCTTGGACTGCTAGTAATAATATACCAGGATCACCTGGAGCAATGGGGTATACTGCTGGACTTGGAACAACACAAACAGCTGGTTTAATTTATGGTGGAAATCCAGGACCATCACCAGGTGCTCAACATGAAGCATTTGAATATGATGGCACAAATTTTTCAGCAACCAATGACATGGGTACAGCTAGATACTATGGTACTACTGGTGGTGGGACTCAAACAGCAGGTATAATTGCTGGTGGTAGAACAGGTGCTCCAGCTGCATCAACATCATCTAATGTTGAGGTATATGATGGAACATCATTTTCTACTTTTCCATCTTTAGCAGTAGCAACTAGAGAAACTAGTCATGGTGGTTCTACTGGAACACAAACAGCAGGTTTTGTTTGTGGTGGGCGTAATGCTTCAGATAATATGATTAACAATACTCAAGAATTTACAGCTGAAACAACAGCATTAAATTTAAAAACAGTGACAGATAGTTGATTTATGATAGTAATAAGTTATAACAGGAAGGAGGATTAATATGGCACTATTTATATACGGCACAGCAACAAACACAGGTAAAGGATTTTTTACTCATCAAGATAGATTAGACTTTTCTTTAAGAGGATATACTGGACATGACGGATCTAATTACGTTGATGTTTGGTGTATTGGTAACAATGAAAGAGGAGCTTACTGGTTAGCTGAAAAAAATGGAGTAGAAAAAACTAAAACAGAAGCACAGACTCTAGTAACTGCTTCAGTTACTTTAGCACAAAATGCTTGGGATGCTTTATCTGATGAAGAAAAAGAAATAAGAGGGCCGAGACCAACAGCTGTAACAATCCCGTAAGGAATTTTAAATGTCCACTTACCAAGAATTAAAAGGATTAAAAATAAAATATTTATCCTCTGATACATCTGGAGACAGAATAAAAGAAGGTGAAATATTTTATAATAGCACTAGTGGTAATATTAAAGCATTTGCAGCTACTTCTGCTTGGAATAGTGGTGGTAATAATATTACACTTCATTATGCAGGAGCAGGTGGTGGAACACAAACTGCAGGAGTTATTTTTGGAGGAAATGACGGATCAGGTCCTTTAAATAATACCACCGAATATAATGGCACAGGATTTACTGTAGGCGGAGATTTAACTAATGCTAGATATACTTTAGCTGGTGGTGGTGCACAAACAGCAGCACTAGCTTTTGGCGGAGAACCACCAAATTCTGGTCTCAACTATAGTGAAGAATATAATGGTACTTCATGGACAGAAGGAAATAATTTAAATAATGCAAGAAGAGCTATTAGTGGAGACGGCCCTCAAACATCTGCTATTGCAGTTGGAGGTTATGATACAGCAGTTAGAGGTTACACAGAAGAATATGATGGAACTAGTTGGACAGAGGTTGCAGATTTAAATACCGTAAAAAGAAATTCAACGACTACAGGAGACTCAACAGCGTCTTTAAATTTT